CACAATGTCTTTCGGTACACGGTCAAGTAGCAGAATCCATTGCTCGACAGTGGCCGAAAGTGCGCCACCCTTGCCTAGAAGGCCTTTTAGTTCGTTGAGTTTGCGGGCCGCAGCGTCGTTCTGGGCGTTCGATTTCTCTGTTTCGCTCGCATAGTTACGTGTCTCTCCGGCAAGGTTTGATGCAGCGGCTGCGGCTTGATTGAGTGCCCGTTCTGCTGCGGCCTGAAGTTCCGCAGCTTTCTGCGCATCCTTAGAACTGCCGGTTTTGTTTGCTTGCTCTTGAGCCTTCGCGTATTCCTCTAAGGCTTTCTTAGCGTTGTCGTCAGCGTCCTGCGAGGCGTAGCGAGCGTTATTACGCTTGTAGAGCGCTTCACGTACGGCGTCGATTGCGTTGGCGTGGTTTTGGTCTGCAAGGGCGGCGGCGTCGGCTGCTTCTTTGGCAGCGAGATCAGCAGCGGCTTTCTGCTCGGTAGCAACGGCGGCGGCGCCGGCTGCGATAGCGGTGGTGTCCATCGCGGAGGCTTGGGCTCTGGTTGCGCCGACGCCAAACTCGGTAGCGATTGCTGCGGCTTTCTGAGCGTCGGCGGTGAGGTCGAGTTGTTGCGTGAGATAGTCCTGTACCAGGGCGACACGTTGGCTGCTTACGCCCGCCTTCGTGAGTGCGGCGGCATATGCGTCAATTGACGGTTGACCGCCGGAAACGAGTTTGGCGACACCTGCTGCTTTAAGGCCGAGCGCTGTGAGGTCGGCCGTAATGTCTTTGACTTCTTTGGCGACGGGCAGGCTGAACCCAAAGATTGTGCGTACAAGGCCGTTAGGTGAAAGGGCGTGCACCTTCTTGTTCACCTGGACGAATGCGCCGCCCACCTCATCAATCCGGTCACGTACCGCCGTCGAGACGTTGGAGCCGTCACGCAAGGCATCCGTGAATGATTTGACTTCCTCTTTGCGCCACGCCTTAGCGGCTTTGATGTCCTCAAATACCGATTTGATCTGAAGCAGCACCACCGACACGGCCAGCATCGGTCCAGCAGTCTTGGCGAAGTCAAGGAGGGAGACGCGACCAGCAACAGACTGAGCGACAACCTGACCCATACCGGAGGCCACAGCGCCGAGCGAACCACCCACGTTTGCGAGTTCGGTAGCGGCCTGACCAGAGAACGACGAGAACACCTGACGGCCTGCCGTCACCTGCGTATTTACGGCGGCTACACCGGTGTTCAGGTTCTGTGTTTCGGTGGTGACGTTCTGAAGGTTGACATCGTCCACCTTCTTGATGGCGACGGCTAGCGTGTCGGCCTCGTTCGTGATTTCTTGGATAGAGACGCCTGCACGGTTGAGGTCTACGACAAGTTTGTTAAGGCCACCCTGTCCGAGCTTCGCAGCGAAATCGGGACCGAGAGCCTTAGCAAGAGCGTCCGCAGCAGCCTTCGATGCTTTCAGGTCAGCATCAAGCACGTCCGCCGACTTGCTAATGGCGGTAGCGAGACGCTGGGCGGCGGTAGTCGAGTTCTGGGCGCCGTCCTCGACGTCTGTAAAGGCTTTGCGGGCGTCACGGCCAGCCTGCTGCAACGACTTAGAAAGCGACTGCCCGAAATTGGCGAACGATTGCTGGGCGGCTTTGACGCCCGAGCCGTCATAGTCGGCTGCGATGGGGACAACGATTGCCATCAGTCACGCCCCAATCGGTTGTTCATCACGGCTTCTAGGTCGGTGACGGCAATGCGGAGGTTCTCTTCCGTAATGGCGGTGAGCCGTTCCGAGTCGCGCCACATCGAGCGAGACGGCCCGCCGGTACGTTCAGTGAGCACCTTCACCATGTTGCGACCGGAAGGCGTAACGCCACCAGACGACTTGCCTGCCATGTCCCACATCGAACCGGCGGCGTTCCGTTGGACGATGGAGAGCAGCGGAATGTTGCCCGAGCGGGCAGCTTTGGTAGCGCTCCGAGCCGTAACGCCAGACTTCGCACGGGCCGATGACCAGCCGAGCCGTTTGCCTCGCGCCATACCGGACATGGGGCTAGATGCCGGGATGAAACCTCTGATGGTGTTCACCATCGGGTTAGCGGCCTCTTTGATCCGAGCCTTAGCAGCCTTCGCGAGCTGCGGGTCGATCTGGCCAAGTTCACGTATCGAGGCGGCGACTCCACGAAACTCTAGAGACGGTGTGAGGCTCATCGTTTCCGGTTCCGTTCGTTGAGTGCGTCCACGATCGTAAGGAGCATCTTGCCGTCTTTCATAAGTTCCGACGGGGCTAGTCCCGTCACTATTGCTACCTCAGCGATCAACCGGCCTAACGAGCCGGACTGGTAGGGGTGTTCTCATCGTCCCCTACGGTCTTGATGCTCTGAACGGTGGCCGCCCAAATCTCGAACGGTGGCACCACGGTGCCCGAGGCTTTGACGGCCTCCCAACAGAGGTACAGGAGGTCTTCGATGCCGAGGCCGTCGTCGGAAATACGGGAAATCTTTGTCTTGTATTTGCGTTCCCATGCCATGACGGAGAACGGGTTGGTGACCACCTGGTTGGGTGTGTCCTCGATGGTGTATTCGATACGTAGTTGCATGTCGGGCTGCTTTCTGTCAGGTGAGGGTAAGTGCGCCGTCTACCGGGAACGAGATCGTCTGTGAAAGCACCTCGGTGGCCGCACCGCCGATCTCGGCAAACACGGGGATGATGTTGCCGCTCGCGGTGCGCGTGGTGCCTGCTGCGATCTGGAGCGAGAACGCGACCGCGGTGCCGGTAACGGCAAGGTCGTAGAGCAGCTTGGAGACGCCCGTGGTGGTCGCCCAGTCCTGGAACTGCTCGACTTCCAGCGACCAGGTAACGGGTTCCTGCTTGGCCGTGCTCGATGTGAGCGTGATGTACTGGTTCGTATTCTGGGTGGGCACCAGACGGGCGTTGGTGACCTGACCGGAGTACGCCACCGAGTTGATGGTGAGCGTGAGGTTTCGTCCGGTATAGACGGGCATGGTTTCTCCTTACGGGGAGACGGTGATAGCACCGTCAACGGGGAACGAGTAGGTCTGTGAGAGCGCCTCGGTTGCTGCGCCACCGATCTCGGCAAAGACCGGAATGATGTTGCCGGTGACCGTGCGGGCCGTACCAGCGGTGACGACGAACGAGAACGCTACCGCGGTGCCGGTCGCCGCAGCTGTGTACAGGGCCGATGAGAAACCGGGCGTGGCGCCGGTCAACCAGTCCTGAAAACCTTCGACTTCGAGCGTCCAAGTGACGGGTTCCTGTTTTGCGAACTGTGAGGTGAGGGTGATGTACTGGTTCGTATTCTGTGCCGGAACCAGTTTGCAGCTGGTGACCTGCGCCGAGTACGACACGGTTGCGATGCTGATGGTGAGGTTACGCCCGGTGTAAACGGCCATGAATGCTCCTTACGAGGCTTGCAGGGTAATGACGAGAGAGTAGGACGGAAGTTCCTGTCCAGCGATTGAGTAGACGCCCGGATTGGCGACCATGTTCGTGCACTCGATCGGCAGGGCGAACACGGTGTCCATCATTGCGACCAGGCTGTTCATGGCGTCAGCGTTCCCCGGTGGCGGGGCGACAATGACGCACGGCACCGTGATCTCCAGCACACTCAACGAGAGCGCCCGAACAGACGGAGCGTCTACGAGAATGGCCGGCGGTCGGAGGTTCCGAGGATCGGACACGACCGGAAGGTCTGCGTCCTCGAGGGCGGTGACGAGTCCGGCGATAGCGTCGGCAATGATCGTCATGCCACCCTCGGCTTGTTGATCCCGAGCAGCTTGAGTACCTCGGCGTTCGTCCCGATAGGGGCTATGGCGGCCATGTCTTGGAACGAGGCGTACGAGTCGATCGAGCCACGCTGACGGTAGAGAGAGGCGGCGTAGATGATCGTGCCGAGCTGCGCCGAGTGGTTCGGGACGGTGGAGTACCAGTCCGAGTAGCCAGCCTCGCGGCGGCGGCGGAACGCCCAGTCGTTACCTGCCTTGACGGCGGAAGTTAGAAATGCGTCGTCGTCTATTGAGGCGGGGGACACGCCGAGGAATCCCTCGACCTGCCCGGAGTCGATCCATGTACAGACCGGAGTGAGTCGGCCGTCGCAGTCGAACGCTGCGATATCGCTCGGGTGGTTCTTTGTGTACGTCACCGTGTACGTGGTGACGGTGCCGACGGTTGTCGTGATGACTCCCGTGAGCACCTGGTTGCCGTCAAAATGCGGCTGGCCGGCAGGGTTGACGCCTGCCACGGTTACGTGGTCGCCGACACGAAGACCGGCAATGGACGCGACAACGAGCGTAATAACGTCATCGGTGAGTGACGCCTCGCTGATCGTTGTGTAGTCCATTGCCGGTCCCGTTCAGGTTCAGATGAGATACAGGACGTACGAGCCGCCGCCGCTGAGCGGGGGCAGGACGCCAGCTGCGATGTAGCCCCAGAGGCCGAGAGTCGCCGAGGCAGTTGCAGGGTTCTCCACGCGAATGCCTCCGGTGCGGCTGCGGTCCTCGTAGACCTCGACGGCGGGGCCGTAGACGAGCATTGCCTGCTCTCCACCACCGAGGTCGTTGGTGACGACGAGGTTGAGGCCGAGGGGGCTGATTCCGAAGTTGGCAACACCGACCGAGGTGCCTGCAGCGTTGATCGGCCCGAGGTACGGGAAGATTCGGTTCCCACCAGCGTCCTTAGCCTGACCGAACTTCGCCCACACGGAGGTGGACACCAGCAGGTGGGTCGGGAGGACGCCCGTGGCGTTGCGGAGCTGGGCTGCGCCGTCGTACAGGGCGGCGATGACTTCGTCGCCGTCGGTGGCGTCAGTAATGGTCGTGTTTGCGGAGCTCGCCGCGTTTGCGATCCGACTGGCGACGTATGCCTCGGTCTGGATCGAGTACTGCCGCACCATGTCGTTGATGATCTGCTGCACCAGAGCCGGGTCGGACCAGTCGCCCGACTGGGAAGACACGTTGAGGTACCCGCCGAAGGTCTTCTTGTCGAACTGCAGACGGCTCACCTGGTACTGCTGCGAAGCGAGGGAATCGAACTCGTCGTTCTGCTGACCGACTGCGGTCGTCTGGTCGATGTAGCGACGG